GTAATAAATGGAACGCAGCCGAGTATCCTAAAGAATTAAAAAATATTAAAACTGTTTTTGATTGGAAGAATTACTCTGAACAATTTAAAGAAGAATGGTATGATTATATTGAAGAAGAATTTCAAAGGCGTGAAAAAGGTTATTGGTTTTTTAACAAAGACAAGCCTACTTATATTACTGGTACTCAGTACATGTACCTGCAGTGGTCCAAGATTGATGTTGGGAAGCCAGACTTTAGAGAATCGAATAGATTATTCTATTTATTCTGGGAGGCTTGTAAGGCAGATAGAAGGTGCTATGGCATGTCATATCTCAAGAACAGACGTAGCGGATTTTCGTTCATGGCATCTGGGGAGGCGGTCAACATGGCGACGATATCAAGCGACTCACGGTTTGGGATATTGTCCAAATCTGGCTCCGATGCTAAGAAGATGTTCACAGATAAGGTCGTCCCAATCAGCGTTAACTTTCCATTTTTCTTCAAACCCATACAAGACGGTATGGACAGGCCAAAAACGGAACTCGCATACAGGGTCCCGGCATCCAAACTTACCCGTAGAGGACTCGATTCGAAGGTTCAAGCCGAGACGCTTACGGGGTTGGACACGACCATCGACTGGAAGAACACGGGTGACAACGCGTACGACGGTGAGAAACTCAAACTTCTCGTCCACGACGAATCGGGTAAATGGGAAAGGCCGAACAATATCCTCAACAACTGGAGGGTTACGAAAACGACACTAAGATTAGGTTCTAGAATTATCGGTAAGTGTATGATGGGATCAACATCAAACTCTTTAGATAAAGGTGGTGAAAATTTTAAACAATTATACAATGGATCAAACGTTGAAAAGAGAAACCGCAACGGGCAGACAAGTTCAGGACTCTATTCTTTGTTCATACCTATGGAATGGAACTACGAAGGATACATTGATTCTTATGGCTTTCCTGTATTCGATACACCCGAGAAAGAAAAAGTAGTAGATTCTTTTGGTGATCCAATAAAAATGGGTGTTATAGAGTTTTGGAAGAATGAAGTAGAAGGATTAAAAGATGATCAAGACGGGTTAAATGAATTTTATAGGCAATTTCCAAGAACTGAAGAACATGCATTCAGAGACGAAGCAAAAGAATCTTTATTTAACTTAACAAAAATATATGAACAAATAGATTACAATGCAGATCTTAGAAATTCATCAGTAGTTACTACTGGTACTTTTCAATGGGAAAATGCTAAGCTGGATTCAAAAGTTATATTTGTACCAAACAAAGATGGTAGATTTAAAATATCTTGGGTTCCACCTGTTAATCTACAGAATCGTGTGATAGTAAAGAATGGTATTAAATATCCAGGTAATGAGCACTGTGGTGCTTTTGGTTGTGATAGTTATGATATATCAGGTACAGTTGACAGAAGAGGTTCTAATGGAGCTTTAGCGGGTTTAACTAAATTTAGCATGGAAGATGTTCCACCTAACCAATTCTTTTTAGAATATATAGCTAGACCTCAGACTGCTGAGATATTTTTTGAAGATGTATTAATGGCTTGTGTATTTTATGGCATGCCTATACTTTGCGAAAACAATAAACCTAGATTATTGTATCATTTTAAAAGAAGAGGTTACAGAGGTTTTTCAATGAATAGACCTGACAAGGTTTGGAATAAATTATCAGTAACAGAAAAAGAAATAGGTGGTATACCTAACTCAAGTGAAGATATAAAACAAGCTCATGCTTCAGCTATAGAAACTTATATAAACACTTACGTAGGTAGAACAGAAGAGGGTTATGGAAACATGTATTTCCAAAGAACATTAGAAGATTGGGCTAGATTTAATATAAATAATAGAACTAGTCATGATGCATCAATAAGTTCTGGATTAGCTTTAATGGCTTGCAATAAGAATAGATATACACCTGTTTTTAATCAGGTCAAAACAGTAGTTCCATTGGGATTTAAGAAATATGATAACAAAGGATACTCTTCAAAAATAATAGAATAAATGATTTATACGACTTCAAATAATACTTTTCCAAGCCAAATAGTTTCTGACGAAGAGAAACAAAGCTACGAATACGGACGTGACGTAGGAAGAGCTATAGAAAACGAATGGTTTAGGGGAGATACAGGTTCTGCATCTGCAGGTAGGTTTGCTAGTAATTGGCAATATTTTCATAACCTAAGACTGTATGCTAGAGGAGAGCAATCTGTTAGAAAATATAAAGATGAGTTATCTATAAATGGTGATTTGTCTTATCTTAATTTAGATTGGAAACCAATAGCAGTATTATCTAAGTTTGTTGATATTGTTGTTAATGGTATGACTGATAAAGGTTATAAAATAAGATCTCATGCTTCAGATCCATATGCTGTAAAGCAAAGAACTGATCATGCTACCGCTATAGCTGAAGACGCTTTTGCTTCTGAACTAATGGCTGAGACTATGCAAAAAACTGGTATCGACTTAAAAAGAACTAGTATTCCTGTAGAGGAATTGCCTAGAGATAAAGAAGAGCTTGATCTACACATGCAACTTAGATATAAACAAGCTATAGAAATAGCTGAAGAAGAGTTGATTGAAAATGTATTTGACTATAATAAATACGAGCAAACAAAAAGAAGAATAGCTTATGATCTAACCGTACTAGGTATTGGTTGTAGCAAAACAAGCTTTAACTTAGCTAATGGTATAGTAGTTGATTACGTAGATCCAGTAGATATTATATATTCTTATACAGAAGACCCTAATTTTGAAGATGTATATTACGTAGGAGAAGTTAAAAGTGTACCTTTACAAGAACTAAAAAAAGAATTTCCTAATCTAACCGATGAGGAAATGGAAAAAATACAATTATATCCAGGAGATATTAATTACACAAGGACTCCAAGAGGCCAGGACAATGATAGAAATAACGTTCAAGTATTATATTTTGAATACAAAACGTATTCAGATCAAGTATGGAAAATTAAACAAACAGAACAAGGTTTAGAAAAGTCTCTTGAAAAGCCAGACACATATAATCCACCAGAAAATGATAACTTTAGTACTGTTAGTAGATCTATAGAGGTATTATATAGTGGAGCTAAAGTATTGGGTCACGAACAAATGCTTAGATGGGAACTTGCTGAAAACATGACAAGACCTTATAGCGATCAGACTAAGGTATCTATGAACTATAGTATATCTGCTCCTAGAATGTATCAAGGTCGAATAGAATCAATAGTTAGTAAATGCTTAAGCTTTGCTGATATGATTCAAATAACACATTTAAAGATACAACAGGTATTACAAAAGTTAGTTCCAGATGGTGTGTTTGTAGATGTTGATGGATTAGCTGAAGTAGATTTAGGTAATGGTACTAATTACAACGCACAAGAAGCTTTAAACATGTACTTCCAGACTGGTAGTATAGTTGGTAGATCATTAACTCAAGACGGGGATCCTAACAGAGCAAAAGTACCTATCCAAGAATTACAAAGTTCTTCTGGTATTGGTAAAATACAAGCGCTTATACAGACGTATCAATATTATCTTCAGATGATTAGAGATGTTACTGGATTAAACGAAGCTAGAGACGGTAGCCAACCTGCAAAAGATTCATTAGTTGGATTGCAGAAATTAGCAGCAACAGCTTCTAATACAGCTACTAAGCATATACTTCAATCATTAATGTATATTACAATAAAGACAGCTGAGAATATTAGTTTAAGAGCTGCTGATATGATAGATTTTCCTTTAACTAAAAATGCTTTAATGAATTCTATTAGTAGTTTTAATGTAGATACATTAGAGCAAATAGAAAGATTAAACTTACATGAGTTTGGTATATTCTTAGACCTTGAACCAGAAGAAGAAGATAAACAAGCTTTAGAACAAAACATACAAATTGCTTTACAAACAGGTAGTATTGATTTAGAAGATGTAATAGATATAAGAGACATATCTAATATGAGGTTAGCTAATCAAATGCTTAAAATTAAACGTAAAAGAAAACAAGAAGCTGCTCAAAAACAAAATCTTGAAAATATACAAGCACAATCACAAGCTAGCGCTCAAGCAGCGGAACAAGCAGCTATGTCGGAAGTTCAGAAGCAACAGGCCTTAACTGAAACAAATTTACAATTTGAACAAGGTAAGTCTCAAATGAAGATTCAACAAATGCAAATGGAAGCTGATATTAAAAAACAGCTAATGGCGGAAGAGTTTAATTACAACATGCAATTGGCTCAAATAAGAGTTGAAGCGGAAAAAACTAAAGAGAAAGAAATAGAAGATCGAAAAGACGAAAGAACAAAAATACAAGCAACTCAACAATCAGAAATGATTTCGCAAAGACAAAACGATGAATTGCCTAAAGATTTTGAATCATCAGGAAATGACGTGCTTGGTGGTTTTGGGCTAGATAACTTCTAGCAATGTCAATATCAAATTATTTAATTATATTATATCATGGAAGAAGTAGCAAAACAAGAAGGTGAATTTTCTTTAAAAGGAAAAAACAAAAAACCTAAACAACTAAATAACGATGCTCCGGCTATAACAAAGGTTACTATTAAAGAACCAGGTTTAGAAGCTAAAGAAGATGTTACTAAAGTAGTAATACCTAGCGAGGAGTTAAAACCAAAAGAAGATGCCGTTCAAAAGCAAGAAACAGAGAGCACTGTGTTACGCACAGAACAACCCGAAGTGGGATTGCAAGAAGTGGGACAAGGAGACGAAGACACCTCTGGAAATGTTATTACCGAGTTCACGCCGTTACAAGAAGTAACTGAAGAAGAAGTTCAACAAGTAGCAAAGCAAGCTCAAGAAGCTGTAAGAGACGAAAAAGTATTAGGTAGAAAATTACCTGAAAACGTTGAAAAGCTAGTTAACTTCATGGAAGATACTGGCGGTACTGTAGAAGATTACGTTAGATTAAACGCTGACTATTCTACTGTTGATGAAACTCAGCTAGTAAAAGAATATTATAAAAAAACAAAACCTTATCTGGACTCTCAAGACATGGACATTATCTTAGAAGATTATGAATATGATGAAGACATAGATGATGATAGAGATATACGCAAAAAGAAAATTGCGTTTAAAGAAGAAGTTAATAAAGCTAGAAACTTTCTAGAGGAAACTAAGAGTAAGTATTACGACGAGATCAAGTTAAGACCAGGCGTAACTCAAGACCAACAGAAAGCTACTGACTTTTTTAGCCGATACAACGAAGAGCAAGAAGTAAATAACGCTAAACAAGAAAGATTTAGAAACGCAACTAAAAACGTTTTCAACGAAGAATTCAAAGGTTTTGATTTCAATGTAGGTGAAAAGAAATTTAGATACGGTGTTAAAAATCCTTCAAGTGTTGCCGAAGAACAATCAGACATTACTAATTTCATTGGGAAGTTCCTGAATAAAGAAGGAGAAATATCTGATCACAAAGGTTATCACAAAGCTTTATACGCTGCTAGAAACGCTGACACAATAGCTCAACACTTTTACGAACAGGGTAAAGCCGATTCAGTAAAAGATGTTATAGCTAAATCTAAAAACATTACAACAGAAGCAAGGAAGACATCCACTGGTTCAGAATTTGTAAACGGTTGGAAAGTAAAAGCGGTTAATAGTGGTACAGACTCTTCAAAACTGAGAATTAAAAAGAATAAATTTAACTAAAACAAACAATTATTATGGCTTTAAGTCCACAATTCGGATCAATTGTACCTTCGCAAGGACAACAGATCTTACAAAGTAATTACCTTCAATTTAACGGCGCAGGTGCCGGAGCAAATAACTTTGCACAACAATTTTTACCTGAAATTTATGAACAAGAAGTAGAGCGTTATGGAAACAGAACGTTATCTGGATTCTTACGTATGGTTGGAGCTGAAATGCCAATGACATCTGATCAAGTAATTTGGTCTGAGCAAAATAGATTACACATTTCTTATAACAATGTATTAACAGGAGCAGCTGGAGCAAACACGCTTACTATTCCCGTTGGTGTTGGTATTACAAATGTTGTTTCATTAAACGATACTATTGTGATTCTTGATCCTGCAACTGGACAAGAAGCTAAAGCTTTAGTAACTGCTTCGAATACAGCAACTGGTGTACTTACTGTATCTGCTTATGATGGTGCAGTTATTGCAACTACTTTTGGTGCAGCTAATGCTGGATTAAAAATCTTTGTATATGGTTCTGACTATGGAAAAGGTTCTCAAATTTTAACTAATACAGGTGTTGCTGGAGTTCAAGCTGCTAACACAAGAGTATCTGTTTCTCCTAACTTTACACAATATTCTAATTCACCAATCATCTTAAGATCTCAGTATACTATTTCTGGTTCTGATATGTCACAAATTGGATGGGTAGAAGTTGCAACTGAAGATGGAACATCTGGATACTTATGGTATTTAAAAGCTGAGTCTGAAACAAGATTACGTTTTGAAGATTACTTAGAGATGAGTATGGTAGAAGGTGAGTATAATCAAAATGCTGGTACTTTAGCTGCAAACCCTGGAACACAAGGTTTATTTTCTGCTATTCAAGCTCGTGGAAATGTAGAAGTAGGATTTACTGCTGCTGCTGGATTAGATGAGTTCGATGCTATCTTAAAGAATTTAGATACACAAGGAGCAATTGAAGAGAACATGTTATTCTTACAAAGACAAACGTCTTTAGATTTTGACGATATGTTAGCTGCAATTTCTGGTGGATTTGCTGGAGGAACTGCTTTTGGATTATTTGAGAACTCAGAAGAAATGGCTTTAAACTTAGGTTTTAGTGGTTTTAGACGTGGATCTTATGATTTCTATAAGACTGATTGGAAATACTTAAACGATGCTTCTACTCGTGGTGGAATCGTAGGAGTAAATTCTATTGAAGGAGTATTAGTACCTGCTGGAACATCTACAGTATATGATCAAATTTTAGGAACTAACATTAGAAGACCTTTCTTACACGTAAGATATAGAGCGTCTGCATCTGATGATAGAAGAATGAAATCTTGGTTAACTGGTTCTGCTGGTGGAGCT